TTAAGATTTTGTAATAAATTGAATTTTACGGTGATTGGTGGCGCCAATAGATTATTTCAAAATTTCATTAAGAATTATAAACCAGAAAAAATTTTTACTTTTGCTGATAAAAGTTGGAGTCAGGGCAATCTATATGAAAAATTAGGATTTAAACATATAAGTGATACTTCACCGAATTACTATTATTTTAAAGATGATTTAAAACGAATTCATAGATTTAATTTTAGAAAAGATAAATTAATCAGAGATGGTTTTGATCCAAATAAAACAGAATATCAGATTATGATGGAAAGGAATTATTATCGAATTTATGATTCTGGTAATAAAAAATATGAAATTAGTTTTTAATATATACAAAAAAAGATTATAAATTATGAGATTAAAATCAGAAGAATACCAACTATTATATCGTAAACTAGAATATCGATTCAAAAATTCTGGTGATGAATTAGTTAATAAATTAAAGGATGAAGAAAATTTATCAAAAGATGAGTTAGAAAAAATATTAAAAAAACTTGAATATACTTTTAGAAAAAGTGGACATGAGATATTAGATAAAATTGCTAAAAAAGCAGGATTAGAAGATTATTCTCCGATTAAATATTCAAATTTGAAAGCTCATAAACTTAAAAAAATCAGAGAAGATTCTAAAAATGAAAATGTCATTACAAAATTTGAAGATTTTATATGAGAAATATTAAAACTTTTGAAAAATTTTCTGATTTGTTCAAATCTACCGATAGAAAAAAAAGAGAAAAACTCTATGCTACAAAAGATTTGACCAGGTATTCATCTGTGATGATAGATAAAGAATCATATGAGAAAAGTCAATTCGGTCAGGAAAAATATAAAGTTTATTTGATTAAACCTGTTGAGAATTATAAAAATGAGATATATTATATTGGTGATTTGAGGAAATTTCCCTCAACAGGTGACATGCCAATATCATATTTAAAATTAGATCGGATAGCACCAATATCAATTTTACCAATTAAAATGGAAATTTTAAGAGAGGTAAGAGAGTTAGATGGTAATGAGATGAGAATTGTCAATGGAGAATTAGATAAAAATTTCACGGGGATAAATTTGATGGATGATAATATTACATATAGAGAAAAAATTAAAAAGGAATTAGGTATTGACATAAAAGAAAATCCAAATATAAACCATATTTTAATGCAACTGAATTAGGATTATTATGAAATATTTGAAAATATATGAAGATATTAATTTAAGTGATAGAAATTGCTTTAGATTATATACAAAAAACATATTCACATTTTAAATGGAAATAGATAGAGAATTTGATAGTAAAGCAGATTTGGTAGAATTTGTATTAAATGAATGTGGTGAAATCCGTTCGTATGTGTTTGATTGTGGTGGTCCCAAAGGTAATTTTTTATGTATATGGGGTGGAGAAAATACAATATGGAATTATGTATTATATTGTATAAGTTTAATCAAATCTTATTTTAATGAAGATGTTGATACACTTGAAATATATGATGTTGGTGAGATAGACATCGATTTAGATAAGACTAATATCAAACAATTGAGATTTAGTGGTGGTGGTGGTGGTGGTGTGTATGTAAAATTACCTAAATTACCAGAAAGTTTAGAGAATTTGGTGATTGACGACTATCAAAATATGTATGATATTCAAGTTGGAATAGATTATAGTTATAGTGACGATATAAAAACAGATTATAAACAACCCAAAAAGAAATATTATGTTTTTATTCTAAAAAAAGTAACAGACTATTTTAGTAGAGAATTATCTACTCCTGTTAAACAAAGACTTGGAAAATTTAACACCAAAAAGGAAGCTATCGAATTTTTACAAAATTATATAACGAAAATCACCAAGGTGTAAACCCATTCGAAGGCTTTATTTTTTAATATTTATTAAATCCTGGTATTTTTAAAACTTTCTTGTTTCTTCTACCCCTAAACTTTTGAATAGGTTTTTCTTCTTGAATTTCAGGATCCATCTTTTCATTGATGAATTTTTTAAAATTTTTAATTTTTTTCATAGTCTTAATTTATAATTTTAGTATTTGAATCATATATAAATCCTGAATATGATGAATTACCATTTATATAACAATCGTATAAAATACTATTCGTTTTGATAACTTTGATATAATTGCTTTCACAAGATAACTTTTTCAAAGTTTTAGGCAATTCTGGCAATTCTGTTAATTTATTATTAGAACAACACAAATGTGTTAAATTTGGAGGTAATTTTGGTAATTTAGTTAAAATATTATCAAAACAATATAATTTCCTTAAATTTTTGGGTAATTCTGGTAACTCTGTTAACCTTGGTTCATTAGAATTACAAAAATAGGTACCACCACCACAATATAATACTTCCAAAGAATCTGGAAGTTCTGGTATTTCTGAAATTCGACGGTTGTGTAAATTTAATACTCTCAATTCACTCATGTTTTTTAACCAATCTTTTTTACCATTTAACATATCGAATCCTTCAACACAAATTTCTAATTTTGAAATACCAAAATCAAAGAATTTTTGTAATAGAAAATCTAAATAATAGATATAATCACAAATGATTTGACTTTTAATAAAAAGTCCGCTTTCTTTAAATTTATAACTACCATTAGCACATTTTTTTAAAACAAAATGTACCAATTGTTTAGGATTATCAAAATTTGGAACTTCTTCCATTAAATCGTATTTAATTTTTAATATATATTAAAAAAATTATAGTGTAAAATGTATAATTCAATATTCGATTTTTGTGCAGTTAAAAATACGGGTGGTGCTCATAGAAATGGTGATAAAGAATTACCAAATAGAGTTAAATTTTTAATATCTTTAATCGAAAAGTTGAATCTTAAATATGATTTAGATACATTTCCAGAAGAAAGACATTCGTATTTTAAAGATGACCCAGATTTTGAAAGATTTTTTAGAGGAAAGAAATCTTGGTGGAATCAAGAAAAAGAAATACAAAAAGAGATCGGAAACAATTTTCATAATATTTATTTGCCAGGTTCTAGTCCTTATATGATTATTGCTCATCACGATATAGTTAATCCGAGTGCAGATAATGCTAATGATAACTCAGCATCCGTGATTAATTGTTTAGCTTATAAATTAATCAATCCCTCTATTAACGTAGTAATTACAGACGGTGAAGAACCACCAAGTGGTGGTGCTGGTGCTAAACAATTATCTAAAAAAATCAAAGAAGATTATTTTGGTAATATAACAGGAGTATTAAATCTCGAATTGACAGGTGTTGGTGGAGAAAATTTCTTTATTGGTAATTATCCGGGAAATTTATATAACAAATTAATTGATATATTTGACCCAATAGTGGTAGATACTCCTTTTAATGATTCGGCAACATTAAGGTCAAATGGTATAGATAGTGTGGTTGTAACGACTGTTCCGATTATCAAAAAAGAAGATATAAAACATAAAGGTTATGGTTTTAGACCAATAAATAGAGAAATTGATTTGGGTGAAAACGAAATGGATTTTTCAATATTATATCGTTCTCATACAAAAGAAGATTCTGTAGATAAAATTTCGATAGAAGATATGAAATCATTTGTTGAGAAAATATTGACCAAAATATTTTGATATAAATTGAGGACTAAATTTTTTTATATATAAGGTAAAATAATATCAACTTAAATGAACGTTATAGAAATTTTAGAAAAAAGTAATGATAAGTCTGGTTGTATGTTAAAAGAGAATTTTCTTAAAAAGAAATTTCCAGAAATTCATAAAATAATATCTGATTTTGCAATAGAACATAAAATAGAAGATTTAAAATTTGTTCAAAAAATATATCATTTTAAACATGATTTAAAAGAATACAAAAAGTGTGAAACTCCAGAGTGCGAAAACAAAGTCAGATTCTTAAATTATGTAAAAGGTTACAGTCATCACTGCTCACCATCTTGTAAACAGAAAGATCCTAAAGTCAGAGAAAAATCTATAAAAACTAGTCAAAAGAAGTATGGTACAGATTATCCTAGTCAAAATAAAGAAATAAGAGATAAACAGAAAGAAACTTGTAAAGAAAAATATGGATTTGAATCTCCTGCTAAATGTAAATCTGTTGTAGATAATATGAAACTAACTAATTTTAAAAGGTATGGTGTGGAGTTCCAATCACAAAGAGAAGAGGTGCAAGATAAATTTTATCAAACTATAACAGATAAAAATATCGAAAGATATAAGGAAATAAATTTGATTTCAATAGATTATCAAAATAAGAAAATGATTTTAAAATGTGATCAAGGTTTAGAACATGAATATGAGATTGATATTTCAAATTTTCAGAATAGAAAAAGATATAAAACTGTATTTTGTACTAAATGCAATCCTATGATGGGAGTAACATCAGGAGAAGAAATAAAATTACAACAATTTATTCAAGAGAATTATCAAGGTGAAATATTAACAAATAAAAGGAGTATAATATCGCCCTTTGAATTAGATATTTATTTACCAGAATTAAAATTGGCATTTGAGTTTAATGGTTTGTGGTGGCATAATGAATTAAATAAGTCTAATGACTATCATTTAAAAAAATTGGAATTATGTGAATCAAAAGGAATAAGATTGATTCAAATTTGGGAAGATGGTTGGAGATTTAAAAAAGATATAGTCAAATCAAGAATTCTAAATTTATTAGGAAAATCTGAAAGAATTTTTGCTAGAAAATGTCAGATAAAAGAAATAAATGACACAAAAATAGTCAAAGATTTTTTAGAAAATAATCACACACAAGGAAATATTTTTTCTTCTGTTGAAATAGGTCTTTTTTTTAATAATGAACTTGTAAGTTTGATGACATTTGGTAAAAATAGAAAATCTCTTGGAAAGAAATCAAAAAAAGATGAATATGAATTATTAAGATTTTGTAATAAATTGAATTTTACGGTGATTGGTGGCGCCAATAGATTATTTCAAAATTTCATTAAGAATTATAAACCAGAAAAAATCATATCATATGCAGATAGAAGTTGGAGTCAGGGAAATTTATATATACAATTAGGTTTTAAATTTGATAGAAAAACAAAAATGAATTATTATTATGTGATAGATGGTGTTAGAAGACATAGATTCAATTATAGAAAAGATGTATTAATTAAACAAGGTAACGATTCAAATAAAACTGAACGAGAAATAATGATTGAAAAAAATATATATAGAATATACGATTCTGGTAATTTAAAATTTGTATACGAAAAGTGAGATTTTTTTAAAAATATATAAAAAGAAAAAAATCACTTTTTTATATTAATATATAATAAAAAATAATACTAAATATCATGTCATTACCACATTTTACAAATATCACAACAGCTCAGAGAAAGTGGGAACCTATTCACAAAAATTTATACGAGGTGGATATTGTGTTACCAGCTTTAGTTACTAATACACTTGGTAGTACTTATCAAGCTATCTTGTTAGAAAATACAACAAGTATCGCGTTTCCTACTTATCCAGAATTACCAAGTATTGAACAAAGATTCAAATATTCAACTAGATTGTTCGTAGGTATGCCTGAAGGTACTTCTAATAAAAGTATGTCCATCAAATTTAATATTAACCAGGATGAAAACAAACAAATGGTTACATTTAGAGCGATGAAACAATGGTATGATTTAGCTTGGAACAACGAAGATGGTTCTTTACATTATAAAACTAATATGACAGGAACTATTATTATTTACCAACACGATAAACAAGGTAATGTAATCCGTAGGGTAACTAATAACAATTGTCAGATTTTTGGATTTAGTGGAGTAGAAGAATTAATTTGGTCAGAAAATGCAGCCCTAATGGAACTTGAAGCTAAGTTCATGGTGGATTTTTGGCAAGATTACTACTATTGAAAAACGAAGCCCTGTAAGGATTTTTTAAATATCCACTCAAAAGGTGGATCTTTTTTTGCCTATAAAATAAAGAAAATTTTAAACTTTTTCAATAAAATTAGATATAAAAATAATGGAAACGAAAATTTGTAATAAATGCAATGAGAAAAAGATATTTTAAATTTCTCTAAAAAGAATAAACTTAAAAATGGTGAACAGAGGTATCAATCTATGTGTAAAGAATGTGTGAAAAAAGAATCTGTAAAATATAGAATGTGAAAATTTTAAAGAATATAGAAAAAAATATGATAAAAATCGATATGAAGAAAAAAGAGAAGAAATATTAGAACGTAAAAAAGAATACCACCAAGAAAATAAAGAAAAAATTTTAAAAAAGAAATCAAAATATAGAAAAAAAAGAAGAATATAAAGAATTGAACAAAAAATGGAGAGATGAAAATAAAGATAAATTGCGAGAAAACATGAAAAATTATAGAGATAGATATCCTCTCGTCAACATTTGGCGTTCTATGTTACACCGTACACTCAAATATTTAGGTCAGATCAAAGAAGGTCACACAATAGACTTGTTAGGATATTCACCATTACAACTAAAAGAACATCTCGATAAACAATTAAAAGAAGATATGAACTGGGACAATTATGGACAATTATGGGAGATAGATCATATCAGACCATTGACAAATTTTCCAAAAGATAGTCATCCTTGTGAAGTCAATGCTTTAGAAAATCTACAACCATTATATAAAATAGAAAATATCAGAAAATATAATCACTATTAACTTTCGTACAATCTCACTCTAACCCTATCCATCAACTTTTCATCAGTCTTATCAAATCCCCATTCAGATTTTATTTCTGGTCTCTTATGCGGTGTTAATATTAAAAGATTATCACATATTTCAGATAATCTATAACATAAAATCGGTAATTTACTAGATTCAACCAAATGTAAAGAAAAACTACATACTATCGTTGAATAGTGTCTACCTTCTAAAACTCCTTTATATATATCATCAAAAGTAAATTTTTCACATTTTTTACCTGTTGTTTTTTGATATAGTTCACTGGTGTATGGATCTATAGCATCAATGTTATTATATCCTAATTCGAGTAGTATTTTAGTTATTTCTCCTGATCCTGCGCACAAATCTAACACGTTATTAAAATCTACCTTCCAATTTTTATTCACATATTTTATAGCTTCTCTGATTTGATTTTCATGTGGATTGACATACTCATTTCCAAATTTTTTATAGTATTCTTGTGGTCCGAATTCTTGATATTTGTCTCTTATTGAAAATTTTTCTAATAAACCCAAATCAAAAACATTGATTAAATCGGGAAATTCTTTCTCTATGTCTGGATGTAACTTATCTTCTTTTTTAAGAATATTGTATACTATTGGATTTGCTTCAATCAATCTTTTTTGAATTTTAAATAATTTATCTTTATCCTTATAACGATTAAATATAAATCTCGAAAAATAATAAGAATCTGCAAATGTAGTAATGGGATCCTCAGATTTTATTTCAGCACCATTTTCTAAAAGATATTCAACAACTTTTATAAAGTTACCTTTAGCAGCTTTTAAAATAGGTGTCCAATCATTATTTCTATAATTTACTAAATCTTTATTTTTAGAAATTAAATCTTTAACTCGATTTAAATCACCTCTTGAGCAAGCATCTAAAAGAACATAGCCTAGCACAAATTCTCCGTCATAAATAAAATCAGACTTACCGGCAACATGAAGTGTGGATTTTTCTAATAAACCCATATCTGTAACATCAATGACCGATTTAACATATTTGTCTTTCTTTAAACGTTCTAAAAAATTAACAATAATATTTTTAGTTGCAGAATAAATCGTTTTAGTTGGTTTAAGATTTTCTAGACCAGAATATTGTTCTTTAACATCTTCTAAAAACGATATCAAATGTTTTGTTTCATTAAAATTATCTCGTAGGTAATCTTCTATTGTTAAATTTATATCTATCATTTTTGTGTAATCTCTTGCATATATAGTCCATATCTCATGTCTATAAATACCATTAAATTTTATAAATCTAAATGAAAATCTTTCAGGTACTTTTGTAGATCCTATATAGACATATACTATTGTCTCACTGTAGTCATCTTCTCTTGAGCTTGTCGCGCAGTTATATAAGTTACCAATAACAAATTTATTACCGGAAACAATATTGTTTTCTAATAATCCAAAATCTATAGCACCAAATAAATCTTTATGATTATCCTTCACACTCTGATGTATTTTATGATTTTTATTTAACAATTTGTAATTTTGTGGTTGGTAAGTCAATACCAAATCTTGTACCTCCGCGTCATCCCAGAAATCTTGGTGTAATTTTACATCTATCGGATCATCACCATAACCATCTTTAATATCAATCAATGCACCTCTTTTTAAGAGTTCTTTCACCAACCTTTTATTACCTAAATGAAGCGCCATTATCAAAGCCACTCTATTAAAATCTTTTTTACATTTAGCATTAATATCACATACATCTAAACACCTCATCAATCCGGGTTTTATCAAACCATTTTTGTCGCTATTCATAAGTATAATACTCGCTAGGTCTTGTTTCCAATATTTTCTTAGCTGCTCATCGGTCATTTTATCAAGATTCCACCAATTAAGATTGCTATCACATACAGCGGTGATAAGTTTTTGAGATTCGAATAACCGATATCTTTTTATAAATTTCATATTTGTATATATTAAAAAGAAAATTTAAAAATGTATTTGTTTAGATGTTAATATGCCAAATGATTTAAGTAGCATAATTTTTTAATTTATATATAAATTTGTAAAAGTTGATTTTCAACGGGACCAAAACCGGATTATATATAATAATAAAAATCAAATTTTATGGATGATAAAGAAAAACAAGCCAAAGAATATTTAGATAAATTTCTTGGAGGTGAACAAAATGATAATATTGGAGGTGGAAGTATTCCACCAACTTATAGTGATATAATACCAGAATCGACTGCAGGTTTTTTGAATGTTCCTTTGGAAATGCTTCCTTGTGGAATTTTTTATAAAAATGGCACTAAAATTAAAATACGTGCTGCTAAAGTATGGGAAGTCCAATCTTACTCTGTTGTAGACTCTACTAATTATTTAGATATTACCGAAAAAATGAATGATATGTTATCAACTTGTGTGAAAGTAATTCATTCAAATGGTATGAATGGTTCTTATAAAGATTTGAAAGATGGTGATAGGATATTTTTAATTTTCATGATTCGTGAACTAACTTTTCAAGAAGGAAACAGTTTGGCTAAAGACGTTGTTTGTGAATTGTGTAAAACTGAATTCAAAATTCCTTTTAGAGCTACACCAGGTCCAAATGCTCCTAAAACTTTTGTTAATTATGAAATGGATGAAACATTAAAAAGATTTTTTGATAAAGATTTGAAAGTGTTTCAGTTTGAAATTGATGGTAAAGTTCACAGATTAGCACCACCTACAATCGGACTACAAGAAATTTTCTTTAAAGATATTAAGAGTAAAGTTCAAGAAGAAAAGAAACCTAATGTGTCTTTTTTGAAAATCATTCCATATTTGTTGTGGGATAGATCAACAATCACAGAAGAAGGTATCAAATCAAAAGAAAAAGATTTTAAAAATTTATCTATGAAAGAGTTTCAAGCTTTAAACAAATCTGTAGATTTGATGTTGTTTGGAGTTAAAGAATTAATTTCAGTTTGTCCAGAGTGTGGCCAGGAGGTACGCACTGATTTAACATTTCCTGACGGGGCTGCAAACATCTTTGTTGACTCGGATCCCTTTAGCAACATATTGTAAGACTTGGGAGGATATGGAATTTCAATTGTTCTCTTTATATCAAATTCCTATTGATACTTTATTAGATAATAAATTTCAGTTTATGGTGCAATTGAGAATGCCAACTACTGTTGTAGATACTTGGTGGTATTGGGAATTAGAAGAATTTATTAAGAAATTGAACAATAAGAATAAAGACGAAGACGAAAAACGTAAAGAGGAAGAACGTAAACAAAAGACGACTGCACCAAATATGGGAGGATTCAATCCTAGTAAATTAATGGGTTCGATGCCAAAAATGCCAAGTATGCCAAAATTTTAATTAATATGGAAAAATTAACACAAGAAGAATTTATAAGAATATCTAAAATAGTTCATAATGATTATTATAAATATGATTCTGTAAATTATATAAACAAGAAAAAACTGGTTTTTATAACTTGTCCAAAACATGGAATTTTTCCACAAAGACCATTTCACCACCTAAATGGTAATGGATGTCCATCCTGTGCAGGAAATTCTAAGGACAATATTGAAACATTTATCAAAAAATCCAATAAAATACATAATAATTTTTATAATTATTCTTTATCAAAGTATTTTGGTAGTAAAATAGAGTTAAATATAATTTGTCCTAAACATGGTATTTTTCAACAAAGACCAAACAATCATCTAATGGGTCAAGGTTGTCCAGTATGTGCTGGTAATATCAGAAAAACATTAGAAAAATTTATAAAAGACGCTGTCAAAGTTCATGGAGATAGATATAGTTATAAATTTTTTGAATATATAAACGCTAATAAAAAATCACAAATTGATTGTCCTAAACATGGTATTTTTCAACAGTCTCCTTTACATCATTTAAACGGTCAAGGTTGTCCTATTTGTAATTATAGTAAAGGAGAATATGAAATATTAAAATTTCTTGATAGAAACAAAATAAAATTCTATAGACAACATAAGTTTGATAACTGTAAATATATAAATAAGTTACAATTTGATTTTTATTTACCAGATTTGAATATTTGTATAGAATTTGATGGTAAACAACATTTTGATGTTATCAAAAAATGGGGAGGTTTAGAAGAATTTATAAAAAGAAATAAAAGAGATGTAATAAAGACAGAATATTGTAATAATAATAGTATAAAACTTATACGAATTAAATATGATGAAGATTTCCTGAAAAAATTAGATTTTCTAAAAAATTAAAAAACCAGAATAAAATCTGGTTTTTATTTTTAATATATACAAGAAAAAAAGAAAACAAATTGTTACGTAAGAGCGATGTTTTACATATGTTTGATCTGGATGGCGTTCTTTGGAGAATAGATTCCAATGTTTGGATTATTGATAAAAATGATCCTTCTAAACCATTGTTGAAATTAACTAACGAAGAATTTTCTTTAATATACGGTGGTTTTTATATTGAGGAAGAAATTAAGATAACTTATAACAATCAAACATATTTTTTAAGTAAAGAAATTTTTGATAGAATTAAAAAGAAAAAACGTGCTATCATACC